CCATGCCCAAAAGGACAGCATACGGAAACATTTCGGTTCTGGGAAGCACTTGAGCACGGAGCGATTCCTGTCTATGTGCGCGAACCAGACGATACATTGTATTTTACCTTTTTATCCAGTAAATTACCCATTTTATCAATTCCTTCTTGGGCGGCAGCGCGTGGATTTATACAAAATCTACTGCAAAATACTCCAACCTTCTTACAATATCGTAAAACGCTATTGGAACAATGGAATAAATGGAAACAAGAGCTATTTGTAGATTGTAGGCGTATATTGGCACTAGGCGGAACAAAGTAGCCAAGATATCCACGATCGTTTTGGCTGTTGTTGTTGTTGAGCAATTGGAACTGATGGTATAGTAGAACTATATCGCCTACACCACTCATCAAATGTATGACTATTTCCCATACTTTTATTGCACGTAGAACAAATTGGTAGTAAATTTTCCAGAATGGTGGGGCCTCCTTTCGATTCTGGAATATTGTGTCCAGCTTCAAAGGAAAATGGAGTGATTTGGGTTGTACACCAAGTTGTAGGACATTTTGCTCGAAATATTTCTCCATAGTGTTGAATCCAAACTTGGTTTCGCAGTGCAGTTGGTATTTTCTTTTTATGATATACAGCCTTTTTTCGTGCTCCATGAAACATTCGAGTAGATTGGCTTGATGTTACTATTGTCATTCTACTAGAGATATGAGCGTAAGGTTAAAGCCTTTTGATACTTTAGTAGTTAGAAATGAGTGTTCTTCCTTCTTATCTTCAGAGTCTAGAATCTGTATTAAATACAACATCTACATCTACATCAGCACCTCCGTCCTTGCCAAGTTTCTTAACGTCTCCTTTGCTTACCTCAGGGCTCACAACAAGCAATGCTGGGTCTACCGAGGGAAAGCTAAAAGTATTGCTTGTTGGAACACATGCTCATCAGGTAACTGGTTATAGCAAAGTAACGTATGGAATTATAAAGGTTTTGGCAAAGGATCCCAAACTTGTTGTTACACATTTCGGATTTCAGAAAAATCCAGCCATTCCTCCTACTCATCGTCCTTATCCACCCAATATTCGTGTTCTTGATGTGGCAGATATGGAGCGTAAATCAGTTCCTCCTCAAGGACTACCTCCTGGAACTCCTCCCCTTCAGGGATTCGGGTTTCATTTGCTTCCTGATGTAATTCGTCATGAAACTCCTGATGTTGTACTTTTGTACAATGATATGGCAGTCATTGGTCGTTTCTTGGAGGAGATTCGTAAATCTGGAATTCCAAGAAATTTTAAGATATGGCTCTATGTTGATCAAGTCTACAATACGCAACTACAGAACCACTTGGACTTGATCAATCGTGACGCAGACCGTGTATTTGCATTTACATCCTATTGGAAGAAGTGCTTGAAGGATCAGGGGATTACACGTCCCATTGATGTGCTTGGACATGGATTTGAGCATGATATTTTTAAGACGACCGATCGTACAGAGGTTCGAAAGAAGCTTGGCCTTCCTACTGACGGGTTTATTCTTACCAATCTAAATCGCAATCAGCCTCGTAAACGATACGATATCTTAATTATGGCATTTGTAGAGTTGGTAGTAAAATATCCCAACAAGCCTATTTTTCTCATGTGCATTTGTGACAAGGGAGAAAAGGGCGGCTGGTGGCTCTTTGAACTCTTTACACGTGAACTAAAGTTGCGTGGCGTTTCCTTGGAGCGTTTTGGAAATCGTCTTATGCTTTCTTCACAGGATATGAGTTTCCGTGACGAGGATATCAATATGTTTTACAATCTGGCCGACGTTGGTATTTCTACGGCCGATGGAGAAGGATGGGGGCTCTGTAATTTTGAGCAAATGGGTGTTGGAATTCCTCAAGTCGTACCTGATATTGGTGGATTCAAGGAATATTGTTCAAAGGATACGACGATGCTTGTAAAGCCAAAGTATCGTCAATACTTGCCAACCACACACAGTCCTGTTGGTGGAGAAGTTGAAGTATGCGATCCTCATGATGTATGTATTGCTATGGAAGAGTACTTGCTAGATTCTGAGAAACGTAAAAAGCATGGGGATGCTGCAAAAAAAGTAATAGTAGGATATACATGGGAAAAGGCCACAGAATCATTAGTCAAACGTCTCAAGCAAGAGCTGGAAGACAAGGATGATTAACGAAATTCGACGATTGTTGTTTGAGATCCCTCCAATGCAAGAATGGTTCGTGCAAAGGAATCAAATAATTTTCTATGAATGATATGCTTTACTGGAAATGGATCATCATACATATTTGTAGGCTGTAAATCTGTATCGAGCATCTGGGTAGGATGTCCTTCTGTCATACATTGAATTGTCACAGGAGTTGGCATTCGTTTTTCAAGTATTTGTTGAGCATATTCTGGATCTTGCGCGATTACAAGTAGGTAGGTTTTGTAATTTGAATCTAGGAAGGTATTGTAAATAGCTAGTTGTTCTTCTTCTGTTGTATATACAGGAATCAAGATAGGGTCATTATTCCATGTAAGAGGAAATACCTTTTCTCTTAGTGAAGAATACGAGTTTGTGACTATTACATTTGTAGGTGTAACTGTGATATGTACATCTACAAATGTTCCAGGACCATAGAGTACATTGATTTCATTCAGCACAGTATAAATGCGGCAGCATTTTGGTTTTCGAGTAATACAGAATCCGCGCAATTCAAGTAAGTGCGGACCATACAGCTCCAGAATATCCTCAGGAATGGATTCTGCCCAATCTTTGAGTAGTTCATAGACTGTTAGTTCAATGCGATCTTCTAAATCGATTCGGTCTTGATATGGAAGACTGAATCGAGTGGCATAGCCTGCTAGAATTGTTTTTACACGATCCATGGTTGGTGTATATGTCTAGACACATAGTATGCTCCATCAATTTTTTCTATTGTTGTTCAGTCCCATGTTACATTTGAATGTTCCAAGTATATATTTAAAGAATGAGAATTCACTTCCAAATTCAAGATACTGACGAATCAAGTATGAAAATGAACCAACGCCTATAATTCCGATAATACTATAACTTAATATAGAGCGTACATATTCTACTAGTTCTATTGTTTGGGTTGAGGTTTCTGAGATATTCTTCTCCTTATCTTTACTCTTCTTTTCAAGATTATTTTTGTATACTTTCAGTATTTGATCTCCCATTAATAGAATTAACATTGGAAATACAAACTCTGCCTTTGCCTTTGTGGAAAATAAAAACAAGAGGTATATTATTACAGTTGTTTTAAGATAATCAACCATTGATTTCTCAGAATCATCATTTCCGTATTCTGTCAATACAATTGTGAAAAAAGCTGTCATAAATGCAACAATGTGTCTCGGAATTATACTTCGTTCCATATATCTTTGTAAATCACAACTTATCATATCTTCAAAATATTTTGACATAATAACAACATAGAACAGGAAAAGACCTGATTTATATTCTATACCACTAACATCAACCATAATGCTCTATAAAGTATTAAACAAATTTATAGACTATTGCAAACAAGGTGGCAATACCTATTGATACTTCGAAGGGTCGTACAAAGGATTTTGGCAGTAAATAGTGAAACATGTCTATTTTGTAGGCTCCAAGAAGACCAAGATACAGTCCTCCCATAAATAAAAGGAATTGTGCTATTGTATACAGATATCTCAGGAACATCGTACTCGACATTCTTCCTACTTGATTGTCTAGGTTTTTGTAGATGGACATTGTGCTGACCACCAGCGGCGGGCAGAGGATGAGGCCGCCTTTGCTTGTCTGGCAAGATCCGAGTCAGTAGTATGATAGGTTTTTCCACAAAGAAGAAAGCTATGTACGCGTGCATACCCCCATTGCTGTTCTGTCGCAAAGGGTCGATGTCCTGTACGCCATGCCGCCATTCCTCGATTGTAGCTTTGTTGAATATATTGGAGCGGTACACCCGTTGCTTCAGACTTTTGCTTGAGTGATGTAGCATTCGGGAATATTTGCTTCCATTGTTTCGTATAACCCGATGATTTTGATTTACCAAGTGTATTTGTACGAAATCCGGTATATGCCTTTGGATCATGCCAGTTACGTTTACTAAATTTCTGTATTTCCTTTCGTCGCTCTAGTTTTTGTTTATACGTGAGTCCTCTATAGTATTTTGGTGGCCAAAAAAGACGATCTTTTTTGAGTTTGCGAGTTTTTCCCATATCCCTACTAGAGATATGGTTTGTCCTTGTATGCTTTCTGGAGGATATAGGCCTACACGAAAAAATCGTAATATGCTTCGACGATACAAGCGCGGTGAAAGTATCGGTTTTACAGGTCGATCTTCTTTAAAAGCGAAAGGAATGCTCCCGCGCTCGAATGGAACCTACAAGCTCGGTCCTAAATACTCTGGAACAGGTCGTGAAAAGCTTCTTACACGTCGTGTACGTCGTCGTTAATTAATTCACACTTAAATTTGGGAAATTGCCATCCTTGCGCCCTATACCACGCCACAATCTGTCGTGATACAGGGATTCCAAGTGTTTCTTGTTGGAACATTGCGTCTAAGAAACATGCCAGCGTTGAAACAAGTATAAGAGGTGCCTTTTCATGAAGAGAATCCGTAAATGCTTGAATCTCCTTTGTTGTTCCGTAGGTGGCTAACGTAGTTCTATATTTGCTTTCTTGTAATACAGCCTTTACTTTTCGTTTCAATGTTTCATTCTCAAGTCGTAGAAAGATTTCTGGAGACCACCAACGGTGTTCCCGTTCGATTCCTAGTAAATTTAACACAAGCGCTTCCATACTTCTATGGCTTTTATAAAGGGATGTATGTCGTCCAATTTTTCTGTCTTGTTTTGTATTGTATATATAAGTAAATGGCAACTTTTTACGGGTTAGAAGTGTCACAAGATCCTGTAGCACCACCTACAGATGAACATAGTATAATACTTCGTACCCGAAGTGGATATCTAGTTGCCGATACTGTACGCAGTTTTAAAGTTGCTCTTGAACAAAGCGGGGCATCCGCTGCTGGAAAATCGTTGCATTATACCGCCGATCTTGTCTGTAGTGGCTGCTTTCCCCTATGGCAAAAATTACTCTATGATTATGCGTTTGACCATATCGGAATCGCCAGCCCCCGTATTTTCTGGTTTCTTCGACGACGATTTACAGATCTGGAAACTGCTTGGGAAAAACTACCTAACGAACAATTTTACAAAACTGTTGAATACCAAAAAGCAATTGCTGAATCTTTGTTAATTCTACGAAGTTGCCCTCGACGTCCTGCCTTAAAAATGCCCCGTGTTCCCCCTGAAAGTCATAACGAAGAATGGGTTCGAGGCGCTACTGGATCTTCTCCACCCTCTGCTGCAGTCGGCAGAGTCTTTCGCGGATCTGGAGATTTACAGGTATTACGCCGTGTTGGAGATGAATTTGCGAAATCCTGTGCCGACGGAGCTACCGAAAAAGCGTTCTTTTGGATGAAATGGCTTTTGGAAGAAGATAGTCGTCTTCGAAAAGATGGTGGCGGATCCTTGAGTACATTGGAGCGTGGCCCGCCACAATGGACTGGAAAACGACAGCGTAGTCATGTTGGATTCTATATTGCCGCTTTACTTGGCGAAATTTATAAAGAGTTGACACCGAAACATGGACTGCGTATGAGCGAAGAAATGACAGCTATTTTACAGCTATTCAGTTTTCCAAATAAACAGCTTTCCCAAAAACGACGGGTCGATTTACTTTGTTTAGCCATCCAAATTGTCTGTGAAGTCCCGCGCTGGAAAGTTCCAGCTGCTCCTGCCCTTGTAAAAGATCCTGTAGCACTCGAACGTGCCATTAGTCACGCAGAAAGCTTTTTTCGAGAAGTACTAGCATACGATCCTCCCATCGGCGATGTTGCCAAAGAGGCTAAGAAAGGAACAGGAAAAGTAGTAGCTAAAAAACCATTATCTGGAAAAGAGTTGAAACAGATGAATACCGATGAACACTTGGCAGCCTATAATGCCGCAATTGATGGATTTTTGGGAAAGCTATAATTAAAATATACGAATCCTAAACTTTCGTCGTATATACCACCGTATACCGTCTATATTATAATTAAACATACGTCTTCGAAATCGACGCCCTCGTCTTCCTATAAGTCTATTCTCAATTCTATATTGAGCTATTGTATATTTTCTAGATATTGCCCGTATCTTTGTTTGTACTTTTCCAAGTTGTCTTTTATAACTCTTAAATTCTTCCGATGTAAATACAGTTTTTAATGCTTCCGCATGCGTACCTTTCAATACGGTCAAGATATCTCTTACTTGATTCATATACGTGGCATGTACTTCATTTATTTTTGTAGTAAGATTTCTTTTCAGTGTTGGCACACCTTTCTTTAGTCCTTTTAAAGAAGAAAAATCCTTTTTAAATTCTTCTGAGGATTCTATAAGAGTATCTAGTGTTTCCTCTTCAATGTCTCCTCTGAATCGTCTAGACAATGTATCTGCACGTTCAAACATTGCAGTTTGCATTTCATGTGTTACAATATATTCATTGCATTCTGGACATCTTGATACTGAATCAATTTGATGCTGTGCTGCAACATCAATCAATATACATACCGCGTGGCATGTATGTCCACATTCCAATTGAATAACCCGTGATTCATCCAGTATATCTTTACAAAAGCCACATGTCCTAAGAGGCTCTACTTCTTCCATTACTAGTACACTAATACAATATATTTAGGCGAGCGCACTACTTTCGTTCCGTAAAAATTGAATTCATACTTAATGGTATAGAACTATACATTCCTAGAATGAATACTTCTACAGCTTCATCACTTGTAAAAAAGCTACAGGATGCGTCCATTGCCTACTACGAGACCGATACACCGCTCATGTCTGATAATGAATATGACGCACTTGTCGAACAATTGATGGCTTTGGATCCTTCCAATCCATTCTTTGCCTCTATTGGTGCCAATCCAAAAGCCGACGCAGTACTACTTCCTGTCCCTATGCCTTCCTTGGACAAACGAAAGCCAGATACACTTCGACCAAGTGATTTGACAAATGGACCCTGTGTACTTATGGATAAACTTGATGGAATCAGTGCCTTATGGTGCTCTGGATATAGTTCCAATCCAAAACTCTATTTGCGTGGCAATGGATCTGAAGGACAAGATATTAGCCATTGTATACGAGGAATCCAAGGATTGCGAATCATTGGTATGCCTTCCGCCATGGTACGTGGAGAACTTATTGTTCCCAAAGGTGTTGTGGAAGGAACACTAGCTCGTAATTGGGTCAATGGTCAACTACATCAGGGGAGTCCATCCAAGGAAGACTTGTCCAAAATTCGCTTTGTCGCCTACCAAGTGTGTGAACCCCGTAATTTGACGCGATGCCAACAAGTCACTTGGCTTCAAACAAATGGATTTGAGGTCGCATGGTTTCGATTGGAGGCCTATCCAACCATCGACTCCTTATCAGCACTCTTCAAAGAACGTCGTTTGGATTCGCCTTATGAATGCGATGGTATTGTAGTCGGCCAAGATCGTATTCCTGCTCAAACAAAGTCCAATCCAAAAGATGCCTTTGCATTCAAGATGCCATTGGAGGATCAAAAAGCTCAAACAACTGTCAAAGCTGTCCTATGGGCAAGTTCGCGCACTGGCAATTGGATCCCGCGAATTCAGTTTGAGCCAGTTACTATTGGAACAGCTGTTATTACATATTGTTCTGGATTTCACGCTCAAAATATCATGGAACATAGTATTGGTCCTGGGGCTACAATTGTTGTCCGTCGTAGTGGAGATGTAATCCCTATCATGGATATTTGTTTGAGTGGATCGCCATCTGGTTGGAGCCAGCCTCCAGAAGGGCTCTGGGCATGGGATGCCAATCATATTCATGCCGTCGATACAAGCACTACTGTAAGTGCCGAGAAACTTGCCCTTGAACTTACACATGGCCTTGTAGTATTTGATATGGAAGGGATCAGTAAAACAACCGCCAAGAAGCTTGTGGATGGTGGAGTAAAAACATTACAGGATATCCTAAAAACACCTCTTGAAAGACTCCAGACTTTGATTGGTAAGGTCAATGGCTCCAAACTCCATACTGGTCTTCCTTTGCAGTTGGCAAAAGCACCCACACATCAATGGATTTACGCATACCATGGTTGGCCAAAGGCATTCGGTAAAACACGCATTGCTTCTATCCTAGAACTCGAAGCAGATGTATCAAAATGGTCTAGTATAGGTCTTCCTCCCAAAGGAATCAGCGCCGACAGTTTTACAGAAATTGTGAAAGCTGCTCCAGCCTACTTGGCATGGCGTGCATCATTTCCTGTTCAAACTACCATAGAACTTCCCATTGTACAACGACCAATTCAGCCAAAGGGAAATTATGTCCTTACAGGATTTCGTGATCCGTTACTTCAAACACGTCTTCAAGAAGCTGGGTGGATTCAACAAGAACGGGTCACAAAGTCAACCAATCTCCTTCTAATTCCAACAAATGCAACAGAAACTACAAAAGTCCAAGCAGCACGCGCTGCTGGAATTCGTATCCTCCCGCGGGATCAAGTAGAGACACTTTTCCAAAACTAATACTAGAGCGACTCCATGAGTACTGCAGTTCCTAAATCACCACTAGGAGCCATAAATAAAATACATCTTCCAATGCTACATCCTGAAGTAATTACTAATGCGGTAAAGACAGGAGTCAATGGAATTTCAAGCGGAGCAAATGCACTTACAAGTGTTGGAAAATCAACCTCTGGAAGATTTATGAAAGGTGTTTCCTATTTAAAAGACAATTCTACCGCCGTATTTCTCTATATTTTTATGGTAGTTCTTGTAATACTATTTATACTATTTGCCATATGGGCATTCAGAAAAACATATGAAACAACTACAATTCTTGCTACACCTCAGAATATTTCTAATATAAAAAATCAACAACTTACTATGCTCGAGAAACGATGGACAGTAGTTGGGCAAGGAAAAACGGGACTCAGTGCAAGTATTACCATACCAAGCATCCCCCAGGATCAACAACTTTTAATTAATACTGCCGTACTATCCACACGAGTCACTGGATATACTGGACCCTATGACTCTGGTACATTTGATGAAGACAATGCTGTACGAATTTCTCTTGCATCTGGAGCCCGATGTCTCATTCTAGAAATAGGTCGCGAAACAAATAGTTATGAACCTATTCTTATCTATCGTGACAATTGGGGAATTAAACGATCCTTAAACACTGGAAGTGTGGCAAAAGTAGCACAAAGTATCGCTTCACGCGCGTTCAATAAAGGAAATAGTGGAGCTCCTCCCAATGTTGCAGATGATCCGCTCATGGTCGTGTTATATTTTGTTGATACACCAGACCCTGTAAAAACACCTTTGGAATATATACGATTTTTGGCAAAAGTATCCCAACAAATCCAGCCCTTTGCCAACTTGATTGTTGGTCAAACACCTCAAGGAGATTTTCGTAGGCAAGCGTTGGAATCACAACTCTTCTATAAACATTATACTGTGTTTTCTCAAAAAATCATCATTCTAACAAACGCGGATACAACTCCATTTCGCCGCCTAGGTTCCTATGGACTTTCAGGAGAAATAGGGACTGCAGAAGATCTTGATTTACTTGTTCATGTACGACTTTACAGTCGTGAATCGCCTTCTGGACTTGGAATTACAAGCAGTCCTACAAATAGTATAAATCCTGCCGCCGTTATTACATCTGCCAACTATTGGGTAAATACACCACCCGATCGCCTAGCAGAGGCTCAAAGTCAGACAAAGAAAGCATGGACTCTTGTGATGACACCTGTCATAAACGAAGCCACAGCATATTCAAAAGATACAATTACAAAACTCTACAAGGAATACGGTGTTCACAGTATCCCAATCTGTTTATTTGATTCACCTACTACTACGAATTTATATACAGGAAAAGGCGCACCGTTCGAATCCACTGCATGGGTACCCAAACCAGCCCTTATTCAATTTATTCCACCTAAACCTATTGTGGTACAAAAGGCATTCCCAGAAGCCAATTCTGGTGGAGGTGCTGTTGTATCCCCATCATTCTAGGTTCCTACAATAGGATGGAGAGTGAACTCCAAAATACAGTACATTCCCCTGTACTTGAAAAGAAACAAATAGTACATGTTCTAGAGGCTTTGACCGACTTTGCAGATAAAGCAGGGTCATTACGAGATGAAGAATTTGTAGAAAATCCTGAATTACGAAGAGCACTTTCCATTGTAGAGTCATTTCTTCGTAAAAAGCATTGTATTTGTTACGGTGGAATGGCAATTAATGCACATCTTCCCAGCGAATTGAAATTCTACGATTTTTCGAAAACACTTCCAGATTATGATTTCTTTACATACGACCCTGAAAAAGATTCAAAGGAACTAGCGTCCTTGTTTCGATCCAACGGATATACAGAAGTAGAATCACGACTAGGAACCCATAAAGGAACCTATAAGATATTTGTAAATTACGTAGGGGTGGCTGATATTACAGAAATGCCCTATTGGATGTATACGATTTTACAGAAACGATCTATTCAACAAGATGGCATTTCCTATGCGGATTCTGATTTCTTACGAATGAACATGTATCTAGAACTTTCCAGACCACGCGGAGAAGTAGAACGGCTAGAAAAGGTATACAAACGTCTTATTCTGTTAAACATGGCAAAGCCTACTCACACATCGCACTGTGAACATACAAAACGCCATGAAACAATACATATTGGAAAAGCACTTCATGAACTATTACTTCAATACGTCGCCAGTAATCAACTTATTTTTGCAGGAGCAGAACTAAAGCGTATTTATTCAAATCCAAAAACATTAAATAATGGATTTCTCTTAAAATCGCAACACCCAATCCTTGTATATTCGAAGAATCCAGACTATCATATTCCAATTGTTCGTCAGATGATACATAATACAGATCCTAGCGCCCCATTAAAAGTAGTTCATTGGCCTCGCGTGTATGAAGGATTTCCAGAAATATGGGGAATTCAGAAACGCGGACAACTTGTTTTTCTGGCGATCGACGAAATGTTCTGTAATTCTTATAATACTGTAAATTTACCAAACAATATATCACTTCGTATCTTATCACTTGACGGAGCCATTACATTATTTTATATGCTGACATTTTTACGTGGATTGGATGGAATTGTGCCAAACTCCATTCATTGTTTCGCAGATACATTGGTCGATATAAGTCGATCTACACGAGATAAAGGGAAACCAGGTGTATATCCCTTATTTGTACTATCGTGTCATGGACATCAAGAAACTAAAGCATCCCTTCTTCGAGCAAAACGGAAGCGTGTACTTTCTTTGAAACGAAAAAATGTAGCTGGAAAATCAAAGACCCTCAAACAATATAGAAATTAGACGATTTGTACCTATCGAATATCATTTTTGGCAATACAAAGGCATAGTATGTCTTTGTATTAAACCTAGTAGTTAGAAAGATGGGTGAATCACAGTGGATTGATCTTACATAGATCGTAACAATCCAATCATTCCAAAAATAGGCGCCATCATTCTATCTTCTGGAGATTTACTAGATCCCAACGTTTTTCCCAATTCTTGTAATTTAACTCCTTGCTGTTTTGTTTCTTGTGAATTTGAGGTTCCTGTAAAGCTTATAGATCCATCCGCGGGCGCTGACATACAAGTCGGCTGTAATTCTCCATTTAATGCTTTTGTTTTTATTACTGCCAATTCTGTATATGTTGACTTAATTGTCATGAGAGATTTTACCAACTCCTGATTGTTCATAACTGATTTTAAAGACGCAACACGCATTCGTAAGATTCGTGCCTTATCTTCGTCCGTTAATTTATCTTGACGCACACATTTACCCTTCGAATGTGAAGAGTGTGAAGAGTGTAAAGAAGCTCTCTTAGCAGCTTCTTCCGCTTGACGATCTTGTATTGCATCATGCTCTCGACTACATAGTTCTGCTGTTTCAGGATCAAAATCGAAAAATCCATCAATCGGCTTTCCTTGCAATGCACTCAACTTGGATTGATTCTTTGCCCCATCTGATTTTGTTTTATCATCTGCCATATTTTTCATAACATCAGGAGAACAATTTAATGCGTCTACAATATTTTTCAAGGCCTTTGTTACAAGAGGCTCTAAATAGGCCACACTTGTTTTAATTCGTTGTTCTATATTTCCTGGTATTCGATACGGATCAGGATCTACAGGACATGTAAATAATGGCCCTTTTGCATCTTTTTCTATACTTGCAAGTGCTTTCTTTCGTTTTTCCTCGGCGGATCCAGATAAGATCATCTCTGGTCGTTTTGCAGAAGTCCCATAGGTTCTTGACGCATTTGCTGGGTCTGGATCTGTCGGCATCCCTTTAAAGGGACTTGATAATGCTGCCTCTTTTAAGAGAGGCGAATCCATTGACTTTTTCAATTGACAATATTTTTTTGATTTATAGACAATTCCCATACAGTTTGTGTCCAATGCACATTCAGCACAGCATGCATCAAAGGAGGGTTTTTCTACGGTTTTATAGGTTACGTCGCCATAATCTGTATCCTTCAAGGGAACCCATGTTGATTTATCCACTATAGTCTGTGCAGCAAATAGTGTAGATGGGCATATACTTTCACTTAAAATTGTCATAAGGGCTACGATAAGGTCTATATTTACTACATCCTCTTGTGTAACAAACGCTTCTTGTATTTTAAAAAAGAAGAATATTGAAAGGACAATTCCTACAAACGAGAATATTGCTATATACTTTAAGTACGGCAGTATGTCCATACTACAGAACCTCTAGTACTAGTCGGTAAAATGGAATGGGTAGACTAAACCTCAATAGAATTAGAACTAGAATGTCTAATTGTCCACCCAATATTGTAACTCCCGGGACTCCGACCTCTTCTGGAGGCCGTACCAACCAACTAAGTGTCCAAGCAATACAATGTGATCAAGCAAGGATTTTATACAGACTTCGAGGAGGTACAGGGCAATGTATTCCTGGTAACGGATCTAATAAAGCAGCAGTCTATGCCAGCATTCTAGAACAAAAAGCTGCAACACAATGTGGAGAAATAGTTTCAGACCCCTCTGGTGTACCTGCAAGCATCGTTACACAAAATCTTCAGACTCAAGTTCTATTAGCTTCTGTAAACCAGTTTAATCCTGCTACACGATTTGCATCCTATGCCCGAAATATTCCTCTTCCTCGTGGAACAGTCCCATGTCCTGTAATTCCAGCTGGTGCTACTGAAATTACTTCATATATTGCTGTTGGAGAAGGTTCTGATACACTTAGCTCCATTGAATCCTCCATCAATGGTTCAAGATGGAGTAAGAGTACATCAGGTGGATTCACATCTCCTTCTGGAACATTTATTGGATATGGAGTCGCATACAATGGATCCATATGGATTGCAGTTGGCCAAGGGTTCAATCAACAAGGAACTATCTTGTATTCTGAAGATGGCTCTACATGGATTCCTGTACGAACTGGTGGATTTGTCTGCGATATAGGCGTTGGTCCAAGTGTACAGAATGTATATATTGGGTATGCTGTGTTATATGTTGGTCCTTATTGGATTGCCGTTGGCCAAGGTACCACCCAGCTCGAATCGTTCCAAATATCCTATGACGGCCTATATTGGTCTAACCTAGGAACAACTTCTAATTTCACAGGACCTCTTTACGGAATTGCAGTGAGTCCTACTGCATTTGTTGCTGTTGGAACAGGATCCGGATCCAATTCTTCTATTCAATACTCTTTGGATGGACAAACTTGGACTTTGATCTCTTATGGCGGATTTACAAGCGGAATAGGATATGGTGTAGCATGGAATGGGTATCTATGGGTTGCTGTTGGAACTTCTTCCACGACAGCATCTACAATTCAATACTCTCTTGATGGATATCTATGGATTCCTGTACCAACGGGTGGATTTGATGGTGGAACAGGATATGGAATTGCGTACAATGGTTCGTATTGGGTCGCAGTAGGTGCTTCTACAAATCCTCTTGGCACAATCCAACGCTCTACGACACAGGATGTACTTCTGTGGCAAAATGCTACAAGTGGTGGATTTACTGGAGGACAAGGATACGGTATTGCTTGGAATGCTACACTCAGTCTATGGATTGCGGTAGGATCTGGAAATAATGCCATTACATCCATTCAAACATCTCAAGATGGACTTGTATGGACATCATCTATTGTAAACTATTTTCCTTCCAGAAATGTGTATGGTGTATCTGGTGGAGCACTGAGTCTATCCTTCTTACCACCTATACCAAGATCATGTACAATTGTAGCCTATCACTCCATGTATCCAAAAGGGGTATTCTTGTATTATACAGGAGGAGAATTTGCCACACGTTGGTCTGTTCTTGTAAATGGCGTACGCAAAGATTCGTATACTGTCACAGCTGGCACAATTCCAGTTAATGGACGCGGTATTATTTCAATCGTCGATCCTACAGATAC